ATTATAGGAGCAGTGCCGGCGAGCCGTTGGGCTACACCGGCTGCTACTGATTGTCCTCCATAGTATTGTGGAGCAGGTTGTGCAAGTGCAAAGATGTTATACTGAGATACAATTTTCACACCTGTTTAGGAACCCATTTACCATTCGTAAATTTAAGTTTGGACATGGCATGTTTATGAGCTTTCTTCTTATCACTCATAGATATAGCCATGTCCCAATTGAATGTTGTAGTATAAATTTCCTGCGCTTCGGGCGACATTTTCTCCCAACTTGTAGGCGTACTAAATCCCCACAAGATCATCGAGGATGGATCATTGGAAGTAAATGTAAAGGAGTCTATTTCAGATTCTCGAAAAAAGGTTTGAGTCTGTTTTGGTATTCATCATCAAAGTTAACCACGTCATGGAATCGCTTAATCACATTGTTGCGGAGGAAGTCATACGGTAATTTGTAATTAGACTGTCGAATGTTCTCTGTATCAGGTGTAATACAGGTAACGTTTTCCTCTAGTAAATCTTCGCCTAATGTTCCTCTGTAGTGGGTAGGAACAGTGATAAGAGGTACACCACAAGCAAACCAATTATGAAGAACGTGACCATAACCGTCGCCTCCGGGCTTAACATGATAGCCCCACCGGGACATTTTCATGTAAGTTGCAATCTTATCAATACCAGTAACAACACCGTCCGGACAGCCATGTCCGAAGGCTTGCCAAAAGAATTCCGGCAGGGACGCTTTTAAGCTATTATAAATGTCCGGTACAGGTAAACAATTAACGAAGGAACGAATACTCTTAGTCTGTAACTCAGGATCAGGCTTGAAGATATCTAATTCAAATTCCTGATGATATTCAACGTAGTTAAGATGTTTTGGTACGTGAGCGTGGCGCGCAGAACTAAGCACATTATTTACAGCACTAAAGAAGTTCTGCCACCCATTGTTGCCTACTTGAAGGACGAGTTTAGCTTGGGGCTGATACTTCTTTTGAAGTTGAATCCAGCTTTCAAGGTGCCACGGATACGATACAAGTAAAACATCGAACTTGGTATCCTTAAAACACTCAAAGGTGAGTGCCTTATGCTCACCATTATGCGCTTCATCCTGAATACTGTAGTACCCAGGATGAATTTCCTGCGCTCCTGTATTGCAATAATGATTTACAAGTTCATATGGTTCTGTAGATAAATACTGCTTAATGGTATCTGGATGATTACCATAAGGTTCGGCAATTTTCCAATACCCTTCGTGAAACCATTCCTCTCCAATGGGACGATAGATTTCTAACCCAAGACGGTTAGCTAAAAGTTGGAGAGAGTGGTACAGTCCACCGTGATGCAGATCAGCAAAGATTCCATTCATTATACTTACTATCCTCTAAATTACTTAACTAAGCGTCAGCGGGCCAATGCCATGTATGTGCAACATTGTCATTGCTATGCTGAACACCATTGCGCCGTGTGCCGACCTTGGGCTGATAAAACACATCAAGGTCAACGCTCACGCCGTCACGATCACCTACCACAAGCACCTTGGCGGGATAATGGTTTTCAGTTGGGTAGTCAATATAAACTACCTCATCATCAACCTTTACATTGGTACTAAGAGTTGCGTTGCTAGCCATCTTATGCTCCTAATTGTTTTAGTTCAGCTTCGGTTGGAGGATTAACTCCAAATTCTTCGGCAATTTTCTCCGCGGTTAATGACTGTGATGCCTTATCCACAATGATATTAATAACAGGGGGACTTAAATCCTGACGGTAATCATGAATACGCTGTGCTACAATTCGGTAGGATGGTGTAAGACCTGTAAAAGCATCCTCAATTTGAATTGGCATTACACGTTCTCAATGCTAATTTCCCAGCCGGGGAAAACACCCTGGCTAGTTGCATCACTGTCATTTGGTGTCGTATATGTCTTAATACTGACAGCCCCTCCAAGAGGGTAGGTATTAGTTCCGGCTGTGCTAATACCAAATGTCGATGGACCCTGCGTCCACTTATTTGCGGCATTAGCATTATTGCGATTTAATGCATCTGTACTGCTGGAGTCCCACCCACCAGGAACGGGCATTGATTACTCCTTACTTAACAATCGTCACAGCGCATAAACAGCTACACTGCTTAGCTGTAGCCAACGAGAGCGGTGCGCCATCATCCTCTTTATACCAGTGTACCCCACTTGTACTCATTCCGTCAAGCATTTTCTTGACTGTATTAAATGAAATTCCTTCTTCATCCATTATAAATTGGAAGTGTACTCCACGTAATGCTAGGTTAACAGCATTCTTAAATTGATAAATGATATCGTCAATCCATTTAGAACTCCCACTATATCGGTAACGATCAAAAACATGAATACCAAAAATGAAATCAAATTTGCGAGAATGCCAGTACAAGAAATCCATAATGTGATTTTGGTCAAATAAAGAAGGTGTTTTAATTATAATTGGATCGAGTCCCTCGTAATGTGGAGAACTCTGTCTAATGAAATTTCTGTGATTACCATCAATACAAGCTCCAGCTTCTAATACTTCCATTGGTCCCTGGTATTTTTGAGTAATGTCTGCTATAGCTTGTTCCAGCAACGCCTGCTGAAATGGCTTTACGCGAAAAGCAATTGTCGCCATTGGTCCCTGATAGGCTCAAATGCAAAAAGTTCCAAGGCTCTATCTCGATTAAATTGTGACCATTCCTCTATAATATCATTTCGACTCATTAAAGCAGCAAGTAAGTCTTGTCCATCTTCTATAGAATGAATTGTAGCAGCAGGACCAACAATCTCAGGCGCCTCAAATACATCAGGACTTATCCAGCCAAGATGTTCCTTTGCCCACATCTTCCCGCTAATCGTAACGATTGGCAGCCCTGACATTAGAGCTTCGATAAAACTAAGAGTATAACTAGCCGGGACGGTACCAGTATATAGAAAGATTCTTGCTTCTCTGTAGACTTTCTTTAATTCTTCATAGTCAGGATTTGCAATGGGACAATCGAAATGATCACGGATATCTTCGTTATTAGTACCCACATATAATCTTGGATGGCCCGCACTTATTTCTAATGCTTCGCGTGTATGGGTAAAATTTCCTCTCCCAAGTCCGTTCTGTGTAGACATAAGAATATGGTTGGAAGCAGCTGGAGGCTCAGTTCGACGGAATTCTTGTGGGTCTTTGTAGAATCGAATTAAATTATCTGACTTCTGAAAGTTCTTTATAAATTGTTCATTAGGAGAATAGCGGACAATAGAAAACCGAGAGCCAAAATGCAAGCTATAATTGCGTAACATGGTTTCAACATTTGGTGCGCTCTGGCCGATGCTACGATAGATAACCCGAACATCGCCATGACGATCCAAATCATCCAGTGATTCGTGTATCCACTCGGGCATGTGCATAAATATAACAACATCGGCCCAATTAAGAAGTTCGTCATTCAGCTTATGCCCACCTGTATTAAACAGAAATGAGTTACGAATATGGTCGTCGCTTACTTCTAAGTCAGGTAGAGCAGGACGTAGAGCAGGATGCTGACGAGGATCGGCGTATGCTCCTGTAGATCGAACATGCAGATTTGGAATGGTATTTAATAATTTAAGCTCGTCAAATTCTAGTACCGCATGGCAACTAATGTATAGTACATTCAATTCCGTATACTCCTTTAGATTTAATTAGGCTGCGGTTGTACGCATACCTGGCACTTGAATCCAGATACCGACAGCGAGTGCAAACCATGTCTGATCAATATACTTAGCAACAGAACAGTAGATAAGCACCAAAGTTAAGAGCATCATGAAGCCAAGAATAAAGTAAGGATTAACCTTACTTACTTCCTCTGCTACAAGAGGTTCTGCTTTGGATTGAACTTCGTCTACAATAGCCTTGCGGAAATCTGCATTATTAAGTTCTGTTTTAATTGTGTCCTGAATAGTTTGTAGAACAGCAGCATCTACAGCCATTACTGTGCTTCTTCCGGGGCGTTCTCGACTAGTTGTTCTGTCGGAGCTTCTGGAGTTTCATCAGGCACTTGGACGTGGAAATTCACAGTGCCATCATCTTCAACCTTCACCATGACAGCTTTATTAGCCAATTCAGGGTGATGTGGAATGATAATCTTTTCATTAATCCACGTTGCAACTTCTTGATCAACCGCCCGCTTCTTTTCCTCTGCCCTCTCCACAAACAGCTTTACTGCGAGAGCAAATCCGGGGTGTGCTGGAATAACTTGTTCTGCCATTTCGTTCCTTCCTTATGATAGAATTTCTATTACCGTTACTTTAAAATATTCTATATCTGGAATGCTACTTGGTCGCCAATACATACCATCCGCTGATGAACTAGCACTGCCCCACTTAATTCTAGGACTCACTACATGTGTTCCAGCAGCTAATCCATCAGTTACAATAGTCGAGGTAAACGGAACTATAAATGGAGTGTTATTACCATTGAAAGGTGTACCACAAATGGTTGGGGATCCTACCGTTCCGCTACTATCAAATACATATCCTGGGGTAATCCAGTCGCCCCCTACTGCCACACCTATTTGTGGGCCGCCTTCAAATATAACTATAATGGTAGAGTCGCTCTTGCCAACAGTAAATGAACAATCGGCATGCGTATCAATAGAATTCCACCCTGTGCTTAATGAAATATTAGAAAAAAGATCTGTAGAACATACAAAACTAGCTCGTATTACACCAATACGTTCCCCATTAACATAATACCCATTTGCAGCATTAACAGTATCCGCGCCCTTGCTTCCACCGGTTGGTGAGCCAACGGTGATGCCGCCATCCGTGAAGATACTTAGCTTCTTGCCAGAGTTATAGAAGTAGAACTCATGGCTGACGGACCCGTCCATGCCAAAGGTCCAAGACGCTGTGGCATCGCTAACTTCGTTGTAAATATTTGCGGCCGCATTTGTACTACCAGCCTTAAACCCTTCATAAACTGTTCCAGTACTCTGCGTATATACCCCAATACCCGAATCGGGGTCTCCGCCCACGCCGATGTTCCCGGGCGTTACCTTCACACCGCCGCTATCGAATGTAGTTGTAGAAGCTGAAATGTGCAAAGCAACATTGGCGTTGTAAGCATCGTTTGTAGCGTTAATATTTAGTACGCTGCCATCTGAACGTAACCAGAAATTCTGGTCCGTACCCACATTAACCCCGAACATATTGCCCACAGGCTGGGTCAGAGTCGCGCCGTTCTTAATGACTAACGAGCCAGCAGTCAATGTTGTTGTTCCGCTGCTCACCGTTGGGCTGGTTATAGTCGGGCTGGTCAGTGTTTTATTGGTGAGAGTTTCTGTTACATCTTTGAGAGCCGTGCCCCCAATATAAAACTGCGTGCCGCTAGTAATATTGCCCGAGACATTTATACTACCAGTCTGTTGGGCAGACGGAGATAACTGAACCGGAGTTGGCGGAATATAGAAAGCAGAGGGCATTATGCGACCTCGTCTATTTTAGAGAACAGGGCGCGCGCATTCTTACTCTTGGTCGATCCTTTAACTGTATTGGAAGAAGTATTCTTATCTTCTCCCTTTGGAGTAGAACCAGTGCTGGCACCTACTTCTCCCTGCCCTGGTCCACGTTTAGGCTGATACCTGTCCCAATCAGCAGGTGCCACGGCTGATGTACCTGTGATTTCCATTGCTGACTGATCATGACTTTGGAAACCTAGTAACTCTTTATTAGCAGCATTCTGAATCTCAACATTCTGAGATTGCGCATCAGCCAGACGCTGAGTCGTCCTAATAGGCCGCCAAATACCAACAACATTGGTCTGAACACCGTGCATAAAACAGTTCAGTTGACAATGACGAGCAATATGATAAGCAACAATATCACGCACACGCTCAATACTATGAACATAGATTTCAAATTCTGTACTGCCGTCAGACGATCCGGTATGTTCCATTCCCATAAAGATGGGGATATCCTTAAGAGCCGTGACAATTTGTTCTCGTACAATATTAATGACAGCAGGTACATCAAACAAACGAGGGCTAGCGGTATTGTCATTGTTAGCTTCAACAAAGTCTGGATGGACATACGCATCCTGTGGACTTAAACTGGCATACTCATTTTTAATAATACTGATCTGTGTTTGAATAAATGCTGCTACCTTGTCAGCACTATTAAGATCAGATGGGGCTAATCGCTCCATCATCTTCTGTAGGACTTCCCACTTTAACGAGAAATCTGTATGCGGCCACGCTTGGCCTTCGACGACCCGTTGCAAATCTCGTAGTAACTGAGCCAAGAAGAAAACCACCTGTAATACAGGCCAAAAAGGACCGCGCCCATAGGGATCATCAATCCCAGGGTCCAATGGAGTATAGGTAAATGTCGAAGTATTAAGACGGCGGTAAGGGAGATTAGAGAAATTAGCCAGGGTTGGTCCTTGGTTATAAAATCCCCAAATATATTGTAATTGGAATGGGATCGGAATCTGATTCTCATCCCGTTGGAACCATATACTATCAGGCAGAACTGTATATAAATCACCAGTTTCAGCCAGGTCAAGACCAACCTCAGAGTCGGTCGCCAGTGCCCCGTAGACATAGACCGATAACATCGCCTGAGCAATGAAGTTATCCAGCCCGCCAAAATTAATATTAACGCGCCGTAGAGCATCATCTACCCATTTCTGTGCTATGGGATCATCTTCTCCATCATCTGTGACGGCTTTGAAGGCAACACTAGTACCGGACAGGCGTAATTTATTCCATAACGCCTTTGATACATCGGGGGAAATATCAATGAGAACATTAACTAATCCACCAGGCGACCATGCTCCGGCATCTATATCCTCAACTGTAATTAATTGTGGCTCCTTCTTTGGAATAAAGAAGTACGCCATGTTCCCTTGGTTTAGGTTAGCAAAGAAATTAAAGTTAGAAGGCTGTGTTTGCCTTCCTCCCATGAAATTATTGAAATCAAGTCCCTTATACGCTTCAACAAAACTCTGATTCTTGCCAAGCGCGGGGCTTTTAATGATATCTTCCGGGTTAATATCTGGAATAGACGCATTTAACGCACGCCGGTGGCGAGGCGGTTGCTCAACTATACGCTCTAAAACAGTTGTAATCGACGTGCGTAGGTTCATTATCTTATCTTAATGGTCGGTGGGACATGATCATAGTGCGGATTAGAAATACTTACGCTTACGGGGTGGGTTAATACCGTGCTGGACGAGGTATTCTTCCACTTGCTCTCGTTGTTCGGCAGGAAGATGCGTGATAAGAGTTTGATCAGCGTGTTGTTCATTGAGTTTAGCCAAATCCTCCACTGATAAGTTGCGCGTACCAGCTACCTTCTGCCCATTATCGGGCAGTGGACTGTTTCTAAGCTCGTTTACAAGACTAGGATCGTTGGGATCATAAGGTTGTGACCTATAAAACTCGTAAGGATCGCTTTCCATACCTTTATTTTACTCCTGTTGCATCAAATTTGTCAATCTAATACGTCCTTCCGTCTATTGTAAGCACTACGCAACGAGTGGAACCGCACTTACAAATGATTTGAGCAGGTATTGTTGGATGCCATCGCGTAAAATAGTTAGTACAAACACGACAAAACACATACAATTCCATTTGTTTGGTAGGTTCTGACAGTTCTTCCAGCCTTTTAGTAGCTTTTTCAAGTCTCTCGGCAGCACTATTTGATTGCCGAACACGTTCTAACAATGTATCTGCGGGAGATTTAGTAACCGCCAAACCCTGGTCCGACTTTTCGTTGAGTGTGTTTTGCGTAATAGGCTTGTCGTCCATTATTTCCTCCTTTCTGCGCTCCACCAAAACGCAGAGAGCTAAATGCTAAGAAGGCTTCATCCTTGGAACTAAATTTCTGGACAACTTCACCCATATTTTGCGGTACTATTCTCAGTTCATCATCATTAAGAGGAGATATTCCGGCCGCAATAAAGGCATAATTGAGAGCATGTAGTAAATGATCATCTAAATTACCTTCCGTGTACTCGTATGCCCCTCTCTCAGTATTCATTATCTTGGTGACATTCATCAAATGCTGTGGAAACTGTCCAAAATCTTTATTGTTTACATTGCCACCAGCGTATCGCACGTTCTTTGGCATCACTAACCGACGTGTATAGATGTAATTATACACCACATCGAGGGTTTCTGTGCGCCCTCCCATGACTGTATTCTTATCAAGGTTGAAAGAATAGATGAAATCCTTATCTTTCTTGGCCCAATCCACATAAGAGCATGGAAAAACGCGACTTGGATAGCGTTTACTGAGTTCTATTGAGCGACGTTTATCCGGCATTGCATCAATAACCGCGCGAATTGGGCGCCAGCGACTCATGTATGGGTCCAATTCGCAGAAACTTTGAACGTTCTCTTTGGTAAAAACAGAACCAGCATACACTAAAACAGGATAATTATCAGGACTTATTTCACGTAGACATTCATTGTGGGCTGGAAAGGCTATTATACACATATGTAGAACCGAAAAGCCTACGTCTACACCTATAAAAGTTCCGTTTATCTGATCAGGAAACTCGTACCACGTCTCCCATGCTTCCGGTGTTTGCTTTGTCTTAAAAGAAAAGAAGTCAGGTGCGCTCTCCTGGCACCCCATTATATCTTGGAAAGTTAATTGTGCGCCGGAAGGTGATCGTGGAAGGCCGAGGTCCGAATTGTAAAACTCTTGCTTTTGGATTTCATCCATCTGCCCATTTCGTTCTTTTTCGACCCTCTTGGTGAGTTCGTCAAATGGTAATCTATTACTAATGAGTTTAGGGATATGATAACCACCGAACTCAACATGCTCAGTATGAGTTGGAACCCACTCCCCATCCCATACATTAAGGACATGCTTACACTTAGGGCAGCCGACATAGTAATGAGTACCGATATGACAGTAGGTACCTTTTTCTTCATTGGGAAAAACGGATAATAATGCATCAGCGTGATTGTCGGGAAGGTCAAAGACAACATCTTGTACTTTCGCGAGGTCCTGTTGGAATCCGCATTTCCTACATTTGACCATCCAGACCTTGCGATCGCTTCTTTCCATAAGTGCGTCGATGCCGAGCTTTGGATACTTAGGAGTAGAAGCTCCTCGGTAGATGGGGATAAGGGAACTAGTTGCACGTTTCTTACCTGCCTCGATTGTTCCTTCGGTCATTTCATCTACTTCATCGTAGATCACTCCATCCGCATCAACAGAAATGATCTGCTGACGTTGTGTAGAGCCGCGAAAATAGATGAAACCTTTGTCAAACTGCTTTAGCTGAATGTTATTAACAGGAGCAGAACCAGTGCGCTCCTTATACGCCTTCCGTTGCGCTAATATTAATGGTGACGATAATATTTCAGGTTCAACCCGCGCATTACTAAAGTCTGAAATCTGCGGCGTATACGGAAAAATATAAAGCGCATTACCTCTTTGCGCCCACCCGGTACATGCAATAAAAAGTGCAAGATTAACAAGATACTCGGAAACGAATACCTGAGCCGCCTTTTCAATGAATACCTCTGTTGCTGGGTCTTGATAAACATGTTTAAGGGGAGGGACAATCGTAAACGGCTGCCCCTTGATGCGCCTATACTTTAGCGCCCAATAATAAAGATCAACCTCTGCTAAGAGGTCTGCCTTGTCGATAGCCAACCTAACCACTCATCTTTTGTTGGACAGCCAATAAGCTGTGACATGTATTCGTTCCAAAATTCATTATACAACTCTGTTAATCTAGGTGATACTTTCCAAGTTTGGAAAAGAAATTCCTTTGGAGACATTTGATCGATAATTGATTTAGTTACTGAGAGCGCATATTGTGTATTACGGCTCATAAGCCCATCACGTTGGAATAAATGCTTATTCTAGTATCAATATCTTCTTCTGACAATTCATATTCCTTAACCATTCTACGAATTGCAAAATAGTATCTGTTGGAAAAGGAGTGAATTAAATATTTGTTAGGAGCTTTGTCATGCGCCATCTTCCAGAAAACAATTCGTCGTTCGTATTCTGCGTTGACGGCTACTTTATCCGGCAATGTTAGAGTAAGTATAAAGCCCGACCAACTAGATAATGAACCTACATGCAACCACCGGGCGGCTCCATCAAATACATGTTGGTATGAAGGCTTATCATAATAATCGGACAAGTCATTTGGAGAGCAATGATACTGCGGCAAGAGACAAATTCGTTCTGGATCAATCTTAGTTCGCAGTTGGAGAGAAGTATTAACAAAGGTGTCGCCGACTGTTATTTCATTTGTTGGTGACGTATAAGATACTTTATGTTCTTTAACTACATCTGGACAATTACATGTCTGATAGAAACACTGTGCTGTACCATGATTAAGACTGTTATGTAAAGCTGCTGCACAACGCCGCACACCTACCATTTTAGAGTCAGCAAAAACAACTTCCCCCGGTTGCCAAGTCCTTGCGCCAAAATTGCGGTCTGTACTAACCAAATCACGGTAATGACCAAAGTAAAAGTTAGGCCAGAAATTTGGTCCATGATCCTCGGTCCCCCAAAGTGACTTACCAAGTTCAATAAGCCACTGAGAACAAGAACCTCTACGAGAAGCAACAATATCGAAATCATTAGTAGACAGTAGGCTGAAACAATCTTGGACAGCACCTTTACCAAAAACAAAGGCATCTTCTTCCATAATACCGACTTCAAGAGGATTGCTATCAGCGATATAACTGAGCAACATATCGAGAGCCGGTCCATGATTAACACGCTTTGGACAAATAATATATTCAATTCCTGCCTCAGTTAATAGCTTCTCACAATACGTTACTACTTCTGGATAATCTGTTAGCTGGTCCGTGTTAAGTAGAACAACTGTTCTATCTACCTCTGACCGCCAGATTCTTTTATAGAAGTCCACCCACATTGCAAGTAGAAACGGATCACCTGTAGAAGGCATAATAACTGTTCTATTTGTCATTATGGTGAAACCACTCGCATAGTCCAACCTTGCGCATTGACTGCCACTTGAATTATCTTGATTACTTCTCCAGCCTGACGGATCTCGATCTGAGCTTCGGCATATTTGAAAATATGATCGCAGACAGCTACAATGCGAGCTTTATCTTTTGGAGAAAATAGTGTTATATTACCTGAGGTAGGTTTTTCTATATCTATTGGAAGTCTGTTTTTATTAATAGGTTCTTTGGAAGGAATTGTTAAGGAACGGGCTGCTACAACTTCAACTATAGCCTTTGACGCCTTTGGTTTTGTAGCAGTGGCGCCGTGGTGAGTGTGAAGGGGCTTACACGTTAAACAATATAGCGGAGGCCTGCCATGATTAGATGGTCTAACGAAAGACTCTTTGCAATGTAGACAGATAAGTGTTGTCAGAGGTTTTATTTTACTTGTCACGCACACCTACTATATAGCTAGCTCCAGTAGGCTCGCCATTTTCGTGAGAAATTGCGAGAAGAAGATAAGGTGTTCCCTTGGAAGAAAGCCAGAATGGATCAACTTCTTTGTTCTGTTTCGCAAGATTTTCAAATACGACTTGATGGAATTTAAGAAGTTCGGGCAACGGCTGCTCAATTTCAAATGCGAACACCTTATTATTACCATCTTGGAGCCATTCCGCAATAGTTATATGATTAGGCATTGCGTAATGTCTCCTGTGTCAGCATCTGAAACTGTTTCTTGACAGATTCAGGATCATTCTGCCCACGTGCTGCAAAGTAGAATCGTGCCAGAAGTTCCTCGGCAACGTTAATGTAAACGTTTTCTGCACCTTCATAAGCAGCTGTGAATGATCGTAAGAGTCCTGCGAGCTTATCAATGTCTCTAAGTGCTGGGTATTCCATTTTCTACCTCTGTAAACTCTCCTTCTAAGATTGAATCTAATTCTTCGGCGGTGGCTTTTTCTATCTTTTGGAGGAAGGCGGAGCGCTCATCAAGTGACCGGAACTCCCGCATCTTCATTTTAATGCGTTCCTCAATGGTTATAATAGTGGGTACAGCTTCTGGTGATTCCTCGTCGGCGGTCTCTAACTTGTTTGGAAGTATTGGAGCTAATAGCTCGCGGTATTTAACTGCTCTTTCTCGCGTGGTCTGAAGGACTGTCAAGGCCGCGAGTTTTTCTTCAAACGAATCGGATTCACTTGCTAACTCGTGGAGTGACACCATATCTCGTAGATAACCCTTCATAAGAATAGAATCCAGGTTATCTAAGGTTATTTGTGACAAATCAAAGTTAGATTGACAGAGTTCTAGAATTTGTGCGGGAGTATACATTGGAAAGCGAAGGGCTATCTGACGAGGTGAGACACCGCCTTCATACATTGCAAGAATGTCGTCCCGCCATTTAGAAATTTGTTTGGTGGCAACATCATTTGAATGGTAGGGAATAAGTGATTGATTCCCATGTCCTGTATATTGTGGCGCAGATGTGGGTGTTGTAGGTCCCTGTTCAGGTAATGAGCCGTCGCCTACAACTTTATCCTTGTGTGGATGTGGTTTAGGTCTATTCTTACTGCCTTTAGGCCGCGCCACCTACTTCACCTGGCGTATCAAGTTCCTTTATGCTTAACCCCATAAAAGTATCAATAGTAATTGCAATATTGAAGGCGCTGGTTTCGCTCAGCCCTTCTATCAAATTGTGAATGAATCCTTTTAATTCTGCCCTGTTCAGTGTTATTTGAATAGTAGTTAATGCCTTTGTTTGTTCCACATACTTATTCTCTGTAATTATCATTGGATGATAGTATACCACGGATTATTTAACTTGTCAATAGGCAAATTCTTTCTAAGTTTGATAACCATATCATCCTCTTTCAGAAAATAAAAATATACAAAGTTCTATTCGAGTTACTGTGTTGTCCGGTTAAATAACAGCCAAGCGGTAGGGTAATAGCCTCTTAGGAATTGATCATAATATCATGATATCATGGCGAATGTCTACAATGCGAATCTAGGCGCCTCCTCGCCCGGTGGATGACCTATGGGGCATCTTGCGACGGGAAAGCGTCAGAATCGCATCCTGGGGGCACGGTGAGGCATTCCGCCAGGGTGGAGTAGCCACGTCCCTACGCGCGCGGTGCATACATTTGAAAGCAAGATGGGCTATATCGTATTACGACATATTGAAATTATTATGTAAACAGGTGCCGGCGTGCAGAACGGTGGTGAAGTAAGGTGCCCCTCCGAATCCCGACTGTTGTTAATATGTCGCATTGCGATATTCTTAGAATCTTCTTATCTTTGTTATGTAAACTAGACTTGCATAGCGGCGCGGCGTGTGCATACTTGTCTGTGCGGGCCGCGCATACCGTCCGCCGGAGTACATTCACAACCGAATCGTCCGGGGAACCAAACACCGAATCGGTGTCTGACTCACATCGTTGATCCGGGCGATGATCGAACAGAGACTAAGCGTTGATCGCGGTCTCTGATTGTGAATGCGAATCGAGACTCACATTCAAAACTGAATATCGGAGACACAGAGGCGCTGAACCTTTGTGCGATGCAATGCAACGAAATCCGAAACTGGGCGATCCGTCTAAAGCTTGGAAGTACCCGAAAGCAAATGTCTTTCAAACGTGAAAGCGGGACAACACGGCAGGGACGCTAGGACAGCCAACGGGATCGCGAAAGTACAACACCGATTCGGTACGGACGCAAGGCATTGTCAAATGATCTCCGGCATACGTTGACTAACCGAGTGTCAATAGGTGCGGGTCAGCATGTAATGGTGGACATTCCGTATTGCGGCAACGGTTGCGTATGTGTAACGAGTAGCGTTAGCAACAGGAACGCTTCCACATGAGTGCATTACGTCACTCGATTAAATCGTGGGAGTAACCAACATGCAAGACTTAGCCGCAACGATAACCATAGACGTAGACCAAGAGTACACAGAGACTCTTTCTGCGTTGATATCCGCTTCCGCACATTCTCACCAACTAAAGTGTGGTACAAATTCAGCCGCTTCAATAGAAGCGGCTATCAATGTCGATAAGGCAATTCAGACTGCGTTACGGCGTCTATCAAAACTACGTATGGCGCTTAACGTAGAGTAGCTTGCATGATGGCCTTTGCCTCTAACAGGGTAAAGGTCACTCATGTGGGAGCGTTCCTGTTTGACGGCTAACGTAACCTAGCCACGTATTAGCCACGATCACCATTCAAACGCAAGGGAGAATCGATCATGGTCACGATCACGATCTACCACTATGGACGCTACGTTGCCACGTTGCGAACGTCAAGTATGAATGTGGCGGCAGATGTTGCGCTCTACTACCCTCGCTCTGAGGGTTACACGTACAATGCTCGGGCAATGCGCAATGCCTGATACAATCTTGCGCGACCCCGATGTGCTGGCCTATCGGGGACAGGATGACGGAACGATCATCGCGGTATTCAATCGTGAAACCGCTATGCAGCGTTTCATGACACGCTACCGCGACATAACGATGGTTGCGGAGCGGCTTACCGAAACATTCTACAGCGCATCCTTCCAGCTTAACTCTAACTAGCTGTCTTTCATGTGATCGTGGCTAATAGGTGGTTATGGTTGCGCAAGCAACTAAATAACGCTGGCCACCGTCGTTATGTGTCACATAGCCAGATACGTAGCGAGAAAGTGAGCAATCACACATGGCTAAGCGAAATGCTAACGCTCTCACGTTTGTTGAAAAGCGCACTGGACGCAAGAGTAAAACGATTGTGCTGAATGCGGCCCCCGAGTTTCAAATGCCGCGTCAACCACTGTCGCGCGACAATGGCATGCTGTGGCATTCCTACGTGGAGCGCGGCGATGGTTCGGTGCATCTGTACTTGAACGTGGAAAAGCGCCTAGAGTCGCTGGAGGCGCGGATCGTCGCCGCAATCAACAGCAAGGTTGCCGATCCGGCAATGCATATCACGGTTGAGCAATTTCTAGCAATGCCGCTGATCATGCAGGAGAGGGAGAAGAATAACATCGATATCAATGCTGTCCCTCTCCCGACCACGTTCGCTGATAAGGAATTGGCCGGCACGGCTTATACGTTGGTGTATCCCGCGCCGATCAAGACTGAAACGGGGGACACCGAATACCCGCGCGTTCCAATGCTTCGCCATGCGGGTGAGGAATTAGACGTAACCAAACTGGACAGCATTACAACCGCCGTTGAAACCGTGCGGCGGCACATGGCAATGACGATCACGGCGCGAGTCGGCGGTGACGATAAGCCGGAAGCGGTCTACACTGTGAACGATCACGTTCCAGTAACTTCAATCCTCGACTCGCTCGGGGTGCTGAAACTAATTCCCATCTTGCACGCTGATCCAAAGGATGAGAATAAGAAGCGGTTGTCACATTACCGTGTGGATGATCGCGTCTCGCGACTAACCAACGCCCAAGGTTTGGCAGAGGCTATCCGGGTCATTCAGCGCAAGAATCGCGCAGAGGCAACTAAGCCGGCGGCTCCTCCTGCGCCGACTTCAAACGTGAAAGCGGAGGCGACTCCTACTGAGGCTGCCGCGCCCTCAAAGTAGGGTTATGTCAAATAGGCGGGGGCTGGGGACTAACACTCCCCGCGCCTGCCTATTTGGCCCTACTGATTGCGAATTGCGAATTACATTGTTTGTAAAGCGTGTAGTTCGTAATTCATAGTTAGTAGTTCTAGTTCTAGTTCTAGTTTTGGAAGGAAGCATTATTGCAAGTGTATTGCTTGCCGCCACGTTTTCTAGTTATTTTGATTAGAAACGTAGCGAGAAGTAACACACATTAAACTTTAGAGGAGAAAGAAATGGCTAAAACCTTACGCGGATCAGGATTCAATCCTGATTATTACACGCAGTTTGGAATCACCTATGGTGAATACCACAACTGCCCACAAGGTGACCATGAGCCACACGTAGTTAGTTACTACGAAACTGTGAGGTACGGCGTATTAGAAAAGTTCTGCGTGGGCCGTAACTCTAAGACAGTTACGTCCTATACCCCGGGTTCTGCCGAGTATCCATCAATTCTCACGCTAAAGGAGGGTTAATTCTTATTACAAGTGTGTTGCTTGCTACCATCAAATAGTTGTAGTTTACACCTATTTGATAGTAAGAGGCAATAAATCTTTGGAAAGGAAAGCAAATGAAATGTGATGTTTGTGGTATTTCTTCTAATGAAAATTGCACTGTAATGCACGATGTTTTCACAAGTCCCAGGGATCACCACATGGACATGCACGATCTTCATCACTGTGAAAAACACCGTCAAGAAGCTGAGTCAAAAGGAGTTATTATCATTAGCTCCTACAATTGTGAAGGGGACTCAGCCGGAGCAATGAACGACATTGCTGCTTTTGGACGATTGTCGTAATTTCGTTTGCTGAGGCAGCTAGTTTCTAACTAGCTGCCTGATGTAGTAACAGAAACAACGCAATTTTGAAAGGGAGTTTATAGTGAAAGAGATAATCACAGAACACCACATCAGCACTGGTGTCCAGTTTATTCTTAGCACTGATCCTGAGGAGGAACCATATCCCTTCATCTTAGAAGTAATAACGCCCACTTCCCATTGTCGGAGACAGTTTGGGGACAGATCAGACCGCGATGCCGCAATAGACTTAATCGCAAGCGTTCTAAGTAGTGAACCAATGCCGATAAAATGTATATATCGTTCGTAACGCAGAGGCGACGAAACTAGAAATAGTTTCGTTTAATGCGGCAGCGACAT